CGGGGGGGCATTTTGAAAGAAAACAGAGCGTGTCGGAAACAATAATAAGAAGGATGAAAAGTTACTCTACGTCTGAAGTAACAACTAACGGTGAGGGCTTAGATGATTCCACTTTACGCGTAGCTATAGGAACCTCATCACGCTGAGTAAAGCTTGCCTCAGAGAGGACTTTGCTTAACGTAGAAGAAGCTTCTAAAACTGTACGTGAAACGGACGCTTTCAGAGCGTTTACAGACATGCGTTCGCCAAGTTTGAAGTACACATTCCATAATCGACCGAGACTAGTTAACGTTACCGAATAAGTGACTGAAAGTGCTGACTTAAGTTCAGGATCATCGTAATATTTGTGAACCATTGATGTCAATGTTGTTATCATTCGCTGTATGACAGCCCGGTTTTGTTGTGCTTGACGAGGAGCCTCGTCTAAGAATAACTGACCAAGTGCTGTACGACATGCCTCGAGCAGACCATGACGTGCGGCTCGAACCATATTGTCATCAAATGAACTGAGAGAGTGAAGTAATGTAGAAATTCTGTTCGTCTCTGCAATAGCAGCACGGACTACAGGATGGTTGTAGGTAAGAGGTCCATATTGCGAAAGCAACTTGTTCATCGCATCAACTTCCTTCTGGTCAAGAAGTTCGTTAATCCATACATCTCTCCCGTATTGAGCGTCTGCATCCTTATTCGCCTCATGAGCGGCAATGATCTGGACTGTGTTCCGCAATGCAGCTCCAGCCTTGAGAACATTATCAAGCCGTTTGAGTTGATCTGTTGCAACAACGAAAGTATGAAGTTCAATGAGATCTCGCTCAGTAAGATTGACACCAGGAAACCAACACTTCAGATCTACGATCTTAGTATCAGGCTTGATGATCTTAGCTAAACCAGTTATCTCTTGAGGCATACAATTGAGTTTAACTAGCGTCATTAATGATTCACGATCCAAAATTGCTGCCATAAAAGTCCAGAACACTTGTTGCGAAGGAGCCCATCCTCCTCTTAAGAGCGTGTTTTGTAAAGTTGGACCGAGTGATCCATCCCTTACTGTCTTCACGATCTCCTTAGCATTGAAGACACTTATTTCGAATCCATTAACGAAAACCCTTTTACATATCTCAGCAGCCGGAAGACCGTATGTTGAGTGTAAGACTGATTTCGACTCTTGGATCGTAACACCGAGAACAGACATAAGTTCTCTGTATCTTAATGCGACGAGTGAGTCACACATGGTAATGTCATCACCTAGAATAACATAGTCTACGTAATCCTTCTTACCTGCACGTTGTGCAGCGATATTTACAATAACATGGTGAGTTAAAGCAAGCATCGGGAAAGAAGACCGTGCTCCCATCGGCTGACCAGTACCATATAAGATGTCATCCCCGTTATCCATAGCGTACAGTCGATCGACTAGAATGGCGGCCCAATTTGAAGCAATAGACTCAGATCCGAATAATAATTTCAAAATTGTCTCTTGAAAAGTTATAGGTAATCTGTCGGTAGCAGCTTTAAGGTCTAAGGAGTTTATTTCTATGCCAGAGATACGTGTCCAATCTTTCACTGTCTGAGCAATGACATCTTGTTTAAAGGTACCATCTGAGCGTAAGAGTTTAAGGAATGAGTTGATTGTATTGTGCAATGGAGTTAAGGCCATTTGCGTCCAATAGTCAAGCTGAGCGACGATTCTCGCCTTACCACCCCACTCCTGTATAACAGAAAGTTTACCTAATCTAAGGCCCTTCTTGGGTAAGATTTGCTGGCCGTCCACATGAATGCAACCCATAAGATCACGTAAGATTCCAGTTAGTTTAGACTCCTCTAAGAAGGATCTGAACTTTGGGAACGTTTTGGGGGCCCTAGCCCATGCTCGGGAATCCAAGTGCGCCGTCCAAGTCTGGTCCCCGTTAGGTCCACGACTCGTAAGTACCTCGTACTTGAACCCTCGCACGTATTCGGCAAAGCGCTCCTTGAAAGACACAGTATCCATACCTAGGAAGGCCAGTGCTCTGGTCACTTCATCATCTGAAGGATAGAGAGGCGACTTAAGGTCCGTTGTTGGTTTCGCGCGTATTGTTGAGTAATCTGGGGCTGTCTCTACGACCACTACTCTGTCTGCACAGAGCATGGCGTATACGATTCTGAAGAAGAAAAGTGAATCCTCTAACCTGTGTTCTGGGAAAGTTTCATTGAAAACTTCCATGAACCCACCGAGTAATTCAGGGCAACCGGCAGAGTGATTCCACCGCTCATCGGAGATGGACCCTTGTGATATGTCACCACCACGGATAAATTCGATTAGCCACCGTCTCACTAACTTAACTTCTGCGATGAAGTCACGTGGTGAAAGACCGTATAGGATACTCATTTCGTTGAATATCTGCCCGATCAGACCCAGTAATCTTCCTTGGTAAGCAGGCTGCTCCAATCTAATAAGATGTTGCAACATTGCAAACAAGTTTTCCAGGTTAGGTCTAGAGATCTTACGTGGTTCTACGTAATCGTACGTAATTGGTATTCTATATTTCATTATTTTATATTTAATTTTCAAATTTTATTTCAAAACCACTTTAAAGACAGCCGCGCGAACTCTTAACGGAACCCCATGTCCGAGGTGACAACGCCAGGGTGGATATCATACCTATACTTTCCGATATGAAACGTTCCGTCAGTATCGCCCAAGTTGCATCAACTTACCCAACCTATAGGGAGGAAGTCTTGGTTGACTTTAAAGCGACTGACGGCCCGTTCCCCCACCAGGGTAGGGCGAAGCTGGATTCCCGGAAACCCAGTATTCTAGAGATTTAAGAGTGACTAGAACCACGGCACTCGTAAGACGATAGCCTCACATAAATGACGACCGCACAAAGAAGTGGGACAAGCGCTTTCCTCTTCAAACCCTTTGTTCCACAACAAAGAGAAAGGAGAGATGGTACCATTTCTTCTACCGTTTGGATTAATCTAATAACTGCATGTGGCCACATGCAGGGCCAATATTAGACTAATGGATCTGACCGTCCGTGGAGACGAA